ACGCGCGTCCATGCGGCCCCAGGAGGTATGAAGCCCCTCGGCCAGGGAGCGAAGGGCGTCGGCGCGCAGGCGCCGCGGGATTCGGTGCTCGTCGATGCGGCCGGTCGCGGGGTCGACCGACGAACGCATCTCGCGGAGGAAGCGGTCGTGCCTCGCGCGCACGAGCGGCGGCAGGTCACCCCATCCGGGCGGGTCCTCGCCGCCCTCGATCCAGCGTCGAAGAGCATCGGGCGGGACGAAGATCCCGCGGGGGAGGTAGGTGATCGGAGCGCCGTCCGGGAGCGGGTCGGTGCGCCGGCCGCGCCGCGACCGCGCCCGGACGGCGGACACCGCGAGGGCGAGCTCGACGTCGACCGGCTCGGTCCGGCTCCGCGTCCCGACGAGCTCGGCCGTCGATGTAGGCCCCGCGCCCCTCGGATCAGTGCTCACCGGGGAGCTCACTCACCGGCGGGGGCGTGGCCTCGACCGCGGCGCGCGCGTCGGGGATCCCCCACCCGAACTCGACGTCCCACCCCGCCGGGCCGAGGTCACGGGCGGTCGAGTAGACGATCGTCGTCGCCCGCCTCGTGCCGATCCCCGGGTTCTTCGCGAAGACGAGGGCGAAGACGCCCGCGACCGCCGGCATCGCCGAGGACGTCTGGTCCCGCTGGGAGAACGTCCCGTCGGGCTCCGTCCCCCAGATGTCGACCGCGGGCGCGACGAGGTCCAGCGGGCGCCCGTAGTTCGAGAGCGGCCACCGCTCGAGGTCGCGGTCGACGCCCCCGACCATGACGACGCCGGCGAGGTTCTGGCCCGCGAGCGCGAGACCCTGGTTCCCCGACGCGACGAGGACGACGCCCCGGGTCTCCTGGACGAAGTAGTCGATCCCGGTCCGCGTCGCCGGCCCGAGGTGAGACTCGCCGGGCGCGAAGAGGAGCGCCACCCGCGCCCCGTTGTCGGCCGCCCAGATGAGGCCGTCTCGACGCGCGCCGCCGGGGATGAAGCCCCCGGCGTTCGTGATCCGAACGGGGAGGATGGTCGCGTCCGGCGCCACCCCCGCACCCCCCAGGCCGTTGCCACCGAAGGCGGCCGCGACGCCGGCCGTCACCGTCCCGTGCCACCCCGAGTCCGCCGTCTGGGCGTTGCCCGAGACGACGTTCCACCCCGACGCGAGGCCCGGCAGGTCCGGCACCGGAGAGACGCCCGAGTCGATGACGGCCAGGACCGAACCGCCGCCCCGCTCGAGGCACCACGCCGCCGGCGCGCGGAGCTCGTCGAGGTGCCAGGAGTCCGCCTCGAGCGGGTCGCCAGTCGAGCACTCCTGCTGCGGAGAGAGAGTGGCGACGAGGGCGACGATCGGAACGAGGAGAAGCATCGGATCAGGACTCCGGCTGGTTCGCGGTGAGCGAGGTGACGTCGAGCGTGACGCCGGCGATGAGGTTCGTCGTCGGGAGGACGAGTTCCTCGCCGTTGTCGGAGTCGCCCGTCGCGCGGATCCGCCCCTGTATCCGAGGCGTATTGTTCCGATTGAGGATCCGGAAGAAGGTCGCGTCCGAAACCGTCGTCGCGACGGCCGCGCCCGTGATCGAGTTCGCGGTCGCCGTGGCACCCGGGGTGTCGTCGCTCGCGCTCCCCCACGCCGGGTTCGACATCTGCAGCGTCGCCGAAAGCGTGTTCCCCGAGAGCGCCGTGTCGACGTTCGTCGGCATCGTCCCGTCGTAGATGAGGAGCGTCGCGTTCGGGTTCGTCGACCCGGTGTCGCAGGAGTCGAGCACGTTGTCGAGGTTCGTGATCGCCTCGGCGTTCGTCATGGAAAGCGTCACGTCGTCACCTCCTCGACGAAGTCCGGCGAGATGCCGTCCTGGCCGCGGTGGCGCTCGGCGATCGCCATGACGGCCGAGACGTGCGCGGGCGTTCCGGCGCCGTGCTTCTTCTCGGCCGCGGCGAGTTCGTCGGCCATCGCCGAGCGGTTGATCTCCGTCGAGGCGGCGGTCTTCGCCTCTCGGAGCAACGGCTTGAGCGCGTCGCGCAGGTCCCGGAGGCGGTCGTACCACGCGCGGCCGGATTCACCGTCCGCGCGCTCCAGTTGCTTCGTGTCCATGATGGCCGGCCCCCTCCTTCGGTGGGCCTACGGAGTTGCGAGGGGCTGGAAGTCGGACGCCGGGATCGGCTTGCGCTGCCGGCGAATCGCGTTCCATCCGGAGAAGTTGCCGACGAGGTCGAGCTCGCCGACCGAGCGCGACGCGAGGACGTTCCCCGCGTCGTCCTGGATCGACCCGACGAAGTCCTTCTCGATCTCGAGGCCGACGCCCATCCCGTCGACGACGGTGCCGGCATCGGAGAAGACCTGGACGCGGTGCGCCGAGTCGACCGAAACGTGGTGCCGCGTCGAGCGGCCGCGCTGGACCCACGTCGGGACGCCGCGGACGTCGACGAGCTCCGCGTTCGGGTTGCCCGCACTCGACGCGACGAGGTGCCCGTTCCGCATTCGCGAGCCGCGGAGGTCGAGGTAGACGTGCATCGTGGAGCGCGGGGGATCGTCGACGCTCCCGTTCACGTTCATCCCCGGCCCGATCGGCTTCCAGTGGCTCGGCTTGCCGGAGACCTCGAGCTGCTTCACGTCGAGCGCGATCGTGAGCGCGGCCGCGTTCCAGAGCGTGTCGACGTCGAGGCGGCGAACCATGATACCCCCGGCACCCCACCCCGCGATCGAGACCGCGCTCGACCCGTCCTTCCCGCCGTTGTCGACCGACTTCACGTCGTCGACGACGAGGAGGTCGTAGTAGTGCATCCCGCGCATCGGCATCCGCGAGACGAACTCGTTCTCGCGGTGACGCATCACGAGTTGGCAGACGCCCCGCCCGCCGTTGCGCCCCGAGACCCGACGGACGACGCACCGATTCGGCCCGCCTTCGAGGCCGGGCCCGTACGACAGGTAGCAAACCGCGTACTCGTTCGCGCCGTCGTCGTTGACGACGTCCTCGATGACGTAGGACGACGCGGCCGCGTTGCCGCGGATCGGAGTCTTCACGACCGACTTCACGCCGCCCGACGTGCGGATCCGGCACCGGCGCACGCCGAAGTGACCCATCCGCGTATCGACGCCCGTCACGATCGGATATCCGGTCGTGACGTGGCGGAAGTCGAGCTCGAGGTCCTGGAGCTCGAGGAACTTCACGGCGGGATCGTCGCGGTTGACGTGCCCGTCCTCGTACTTCTCGCCCGTCTGGAGCCCGACGATCGCGGCGGTGGTCGAGGCGTTCGCGCCGGTCCCTCGCACGATCGCGCAGAGCGGCGTCTTCCGCTCGACGCCGTACCGGCCGCGGTTGCCGAGGCAGATGCGAAGCGGAGCGGGGACGCGAATGCCGGCGTCGAGGAGGATGAGGTTCGGGTTCTCGGGCGTGCCGCCTTCGGCGATCTCGAGCGCGTACGCGAGCGGGTGCTTCTTCGACGTGTCGACGTCGAACCGCTTGGAGCCCAGGTAGACGGCGTCGGACTTGACCACGATCCCCGGCATCGTCCCGCCGACCTCGGCGCCGGCGCCCCACCCCCCGAGGACGTCGTCGACCTGATCGTCGTCGTCACCGGGCTCGTCGTCGAGGTCGTCGTCGTCCTCGACGAACGGCGGCTCGTCGTCCTCGCCGGGCTCGTCGTCGATCGGCTCGTCGTCGACCGGGTCCTCCACGTCCAGATCCTCGTCGATGTCGACCCCGTCGACATCCGCCAGGATCCGCGTCAAGCGGATCGAGCGGTTCGCCGCGTCGGCCAGGAGGAGCGCGTGGGAGAACATCTCCCCGGGGGAATCGTCCGCGTGCACTCCGTCGCGCAGGAGCGCGGCCGACGCCTGCGCGCGCGCCGACTGCCGGATGATCCGATTCTCGATCTTGTCTCTACGCTTCATCGGGTTCGCCGCCCTTTCTAGGTTTCCTCGTCTTCGTCTTCCGCGTCGTCGGCGTCCCGATCATCGGGGTCGTCGACGTCGTCTTCGTCCTCGCCGTCCTCGTCGTCGCGCCCGCGGAGGGACGCGTCCAGGTCGACCGCCGACAAGTCGACCTCGGGGAGGCCGATGAGCCTCCGGACCGCGTTGATCGCCGGATCGTCGGGCATGAGAGGGGCGCCAGCCTGCGCGATCGCGCGGAGCGTGTCCGCCACGTCGACGAGCTCCGTCTGCTGGAGCTTCTCCGGGAGCGCCTTCGGCCAGAACTCGCGCGGGATCCCGTTGAGCCTGCACAGGACGCCGACGATGTCGCGATTGAGCGCCGGCGCCACCTCCGAGAGGCACGCGTCCACGATGAGCCCCGAGTTCGAGCTCTTGTCCTTCGACATCGCCAGGGACCCGGCGCCCGAACGGCCGACGAGGAGCCCCTCGGTGCCGAACATGATCGCGAGGTGCCAGATGACGCGGTCGATCGCCTTTCCCACCGCATCGGCCGAGGACGTCGAGCTCGACATGAGCTCCGCGTCCCAGAGCGGCACGTTCGACGGCTTGCCCTCGTCGTCGTCGTAGGTGATCGAGTCGAGCACGAGCCCGGACGCCTCGGAGCGGACGTGCGACTTCGAGAAGTCCTCGAGGAACTTGACGCGCTCCGCGACCTGGGAGTCGGAGAGCCCGGCGTCCTTCATCTCCGCGTAAGGGGCCCGCACCTTCGGCACGCCGCGGAGGTCGGTCTCGTAGCCGATGCCCTCGAGCTGCTCGTACCGCTCAAGTCGCTTCGCCGCCGGGTACGCGTGCCGAAGGACGCCGAGCCCCTCGGGCGAGTCCGTGAACGTGTCGTCGACGACGTAGAGCGACTTCGCGCGAGGGATGTAGAGCTCGTCGGCGCCGTGGTCGATCCGCTGGCCGACGCCGATCACCGTCCCCGACTCGTCGCAGTCCCAGCGGTCGATCGTCTTCTGGACGCGGGCCTCCACGTCGAGCAGGCCGATCCGGCCGTCGTCGCGACGCTTCGCCGTCCACTCCTGCCACGAGAAGCCGTGAGTGAAGAACGTCGCTCCGCGCTTCACGACGCGATGGAACGGCGTCGTCATGTCGTGGAGCGCGTCCTCGACGAAGTCGGCGACCTCCTGCGCGAGCCGATCGTTCCCGGTGTCCTTCGCCGGGTTGAACGTCCACTCGGCCTTGCCGATCACGTTGAAGAGGTAGCGCACCGAAGCCGCGACGATCGCGACGTTCCGGAAGAGCTCGTCGAACGTCGTGAACTTCTTCCGACCGCGGAGCGCGGCGTTCGTCTCGACGTCAGAGAGGTATCCGCCGTAGATCGCGGTCCCGATCCCGCCCGCCGTCGTGAAGGCGCCGACCGATCGGCGGCCGCGGAACTCGCCGCCGGCGCGCGTCGCCTTCGTCGCCTCGACGGGCTCCTCCTCCGAAGCGCCGGCGCGCGGGCGGTACACCTTCCCGCCCGCGCTCTTCGACCGGCTCTTCGTCGCCTTGCGGGCGCCGGACCGGCTCGCCTTCTTCTTCGCGACCTTCTTCGCCATCGGGAATCCGTAGCCCCTGGGACCGTCGACATCCTAGCCGGTGACGGCGTGCGGTCCAGCCGCCACCTTCTGCCGCTTCCCGCGCCGCGCCTTCTTCACGAGGAACGCATAGGCCCTCGACGCCGCGTCGACCTGATCCTTGAACTCGCCCCGCGGGAAGCTCGTCGCCTCGGTCACGAAGGCATCGTTCCAGTCCTGGCCCCCCAGGACGTACAGATTCCCGGCCTCGCCCTGGTTCGCGAGCAGGACCGCGCGGGACTCCTTCGACCCCGACTCCGTCGAGAACTTGACCTGGAACCCGTGGAGCTCGGCCGCGACGTGCCGCTTCTGGTCCTTCCCCGCCGACCCAGGGTCCTGCGGCATCGACTGAGGGATCCCCGGCCCGTCGAGCTCGACCTGCGACCGGACGAACTCGTACATCTCCCGCGGCTCGAGCTGCGCGCGCGACGCGTGCACGATGACGATCGAGCCGTCGCGAAGCATCGCCATCCGAACCGACGCCGTGTAGGCCGCGTCCTCGTCCTCGGTCGCCGCGAAGTCCCACCCCCTGCACTCGGCGAGCACGTCCTTCGGATCGGGCGCGCGCTGCAGCACCTTGAAGTCCGACCGATGAAACATCCCGCCGCCGCGAGGCGTCGGCCGCTGCTGGAGCTGCCCCGCCTCCGCGTACGTCCCGCCGAACGCGCGGAACGTCTTCTTCAACCCCTCGACGGACTTGCGAGAGAACCGCTCCGGCCACGCGAGCTCGCCCGCCTCGGTCCGGGGATCCTCGAACCGCGTCGACTTGCGCGGATGGTCCGGCTCGTACTCCATCGGGACGCACAGGTGCTCGTAGCCGAGATCCTTCGCGAGCACGAAGCCCGACACGTCCCGCTCGTGGACGCGCTGCATAATGATCACGAAGGGCGTGCCCTCCTGGTCGTTGACGCGCGTCGGGAGCGTCTCGGCGAAGTACCGCTGCGCCTCACGAAGCCCGTCGAGGCTCTCGGCCTTCATGACGTCGTGCGGGTCGTCCAGGATGACGCGGTCCGCGCGCTTGCCCGTGATTCCCTTCCGCATCGCGCCGGCGAAGCGAGACCCGCCGCGATCGTTCTCGTAGTAGCCCTTCGCGTTCTGGTCGCTCTTCCATCCGAAGACGTGACCCCACCGATCGCGATACCATTCCGAGTCCATGAGGTCGCGACCGTAGACGTTGTCGCGCATCGTGTTCTCGGACGAGTGCGAGACCGAGATGTAGGAGAGCGACGGGCGACCGCACGGGCCCCACTCCCACGCCGGCCAGAAGACGTTCACGACCATCGACTTCGAGAAGCCGGGCGGGACGTTGATCAGGAGCCGCTTGATCTCGCCGCGCGACACCGCCTCGAGGTGCTCGCAGATAGCCTCGACGACCCAACCCGAGATGAAGGGGTGCGAGTAGTGCTTCGGGAGGACCTGCCACCCGGCGCGGACGAACTCTAGGAGGGAGCGGCGGGAGAGCTCGCGGTCAATTGAGACCAGACAACCCGTCGGGTCCGTCTTGAGAGCCAATGCCTCGGGACCCCGCAACCCTGCCCGCTTCGAGAGCTTCTCCATCGTCCGCTCCCTTGGCGGCGGCCTCCATCGTCGCGGCGATCTTCCGGAGCTGCTTCAACTGCTCGACGTTGAGCGCGCGAAGGTCGCCCATCGGTGACGGCCCCTCGACGCCGACCGACCCGGAAACCTCGTGCCGGACCGTGCCCTGGACGTGCACCGTCTCCGACCAGCGGGCCTGCGTCTTGAGGAAGAACTTCACCGCCGCGAGGCTCGGACTCACCGCTTCGCGAACAAGCTTCCCGCGCTTGTATTCCGCGGGCCGCCCGAACATGAAGTCTCGAAGCTGGGCGCCGGCGCGGGCCTTGAGCTCGGTCTTCCCGCGCGCGATCTCCTCGCCGCACTTGCGGACGAGCGTCCGGCGCGCGACGCCGAAGTAGCGGGCGATCTCGTCGAGCGGGACGAAGTCGGCCGCCATGAGGAGCACGGCCTTCCGGACCGTCGGGGTCCAGCGGCGCTCCGCGGTCGCGTCATCCGGGGCGGCCTTCGCCCGCCCGTTCCTCTTCCCGTTCGATGCTGCCACGCCCCGATCTAGTAGACGAGACGAGGCGCCGAGTCAAGTCCGCGGGGGAGGAGCCTCTCTTCCGGCCCGGCAGCGAGCGATCGCATTTTCCAGGAGCCGCTCGATCCGATTCACCTTCTCGTGCATCCCGGGAAGGGATTCGCCCAGGGCGCGAATCGTCATAGCGGACGCCTTGAGTAGATCGACGATGAGCGGAATGAGCACCTTCGCGCAATAGGCCATGAATGCCCCCAGCGAGAAGACGATCACGAGCGCGAGCCCCTCGTTCACGAGGAACTCGAGCCAGAACCCGCCGGGCGCTTGCGAAGCCAAGGCGAACGCCGAGATCACGCGCGAGACTCCGCGTCCGCACGACGCCGGCGGCGACGCACTTCCCAGGCCCCGCCCCCGCCCGCGAGCGCGACGATGAGCGCCAGGATGAACTCCTCGCTCTGCCAGAACGGGACCTCGGGCTTGACGGACATCGGGCACGGCGCGGGGCACGCGTCGATGTCATCGGGGGGCGGCGGCGTCTGGTCGAACGTCGGGCCCGCGAACGCGAGGGCGGGGAAGGCCGGGTCGACGGCCGGCTCGGTGGGCGGCGCGGACGGCTCGGGGGGCGGCGTAGCGGAACGTCGGGAGCTCGCGTGCGGCGCCGAGAGATTCCACCCGAGCGTCACGCCGAACGTGTCCGCCTCGACGCGGGATCCGACGCGATCGCGGAGGCCGAGGTCGCCGTCCGTGCGGGCGTAGCCGAGCTCGAGGTAGTCGGGCGAGGCGTCGGCACCGGGAGAAGCGCAAGACGCGACGGCGGTGAGGAGGGCGGCGGCGAGCGTGGTGAGCGGCTTCATGCCCGACGGTCGTAGCACCGCCGGGGGAGGGGCTCTACGACTTCCCGATTCGTCACTCGAAGAGCGACCCCTGGCGCCCCTTGACCCCGTCCCCGAGCTCGATCTTCCCCACCGCGCCAACCGCTTCGTCCTCGGCGGCGGCGATCCGACGCATCGCGGTCCGCAGGTAGTCCGCGTCGCGCTCGATCCCGACGAAGTCGACGCCCTCGATCGCGCACGCGACGCCCGTCGTGCCGCTGCCGGCGAACGGGTCGAGGATGCGGGTCCCCTCGGGCATCTTCACGAGGCGGACGAGCCACCTCATGAGGTCGACCGGCTTCACGGTCGGGTGCGGGTTGCGCTCGCCGCGGGAGCGACGACGATCGGCTCGTGCGCCGGCTTGAGCGCGGTCCCGTAGCCGTGCCAGCGGCGGGCGAGATCGGTCGCGGGGGCGTAAGTGTACGGGTCGCGCCCGACCTCATCGCCCCATCGCCCCCCTCCGTCCCTTCGCCCCCCATCGAGCCGCGCCAGTCGTTCACCGCCACGCTTCATCGGTCCGCGCCCGCCCTCCGCCCCCGCCGCCTTGTCGATCGCCTTCGACACGTCGAGCGACTTCGGAAAGCCCGAACCTTGCATCCACGCGATCGTATCCCGTACCTCAAAGCCCGCGTCCTCGACGGCGCACGCGAGGCGGTGATACGTCCGCGTCCCGCCGAACGCGAGCAGGAGGCCGCCGGGCTTGAGGAGGCGGAGGACCTCGGTCGCCCAGGCGAGGTGCCACTCCTGCATCGCGCGGCCCTGGTGGGCCTTCACGTTCAGCCACGTCGGCCGCTCGCACTTACAGGGATTCCCCGAGTACGCCCACCGCCCGCAATCGAGGCACTTCTTGTTCGCGCTCGCTCCGTACTCGATCCGTTGCCGGCCGAACACCGTGGATCCGTCACGCTCGCGCGGCCCCGAGTGGCTCGCCTGCCCGATCGGCCCCAGCCGATCCCACTCCTTCCCCATGAACTCGAGCCCGTAGGGCGGGTCGGTGACGACCGCCGTGAACGACTCGTCGGGCATCCCCCGCATGACGTCGAGGCAGTCGCCGTGCACGAGCTCGCGGTCGGTCACGGAACGACGACCCCGAAGCTCCGGACCTGGACGTCCCACCCCGACGCCCCCGCGCCGACCTGCCGCGTCCATGCGGCGTCCAGGACCGGGCCCGCCCCGGGCCCGCCGTCCCGAAGGCGTAGAGACGGCCTGTCCGTCTTCGTGCCGGGCCGATCGCCCAGGGGGAGGGTCGAGAGGCACCCCGAGGCCAGGAGCTCGGCACGGGGCCCCAGGATCGCCCAGCGGGCCTCCCCGCCGAGGCCGGGACCCTGGCCCCGCACCCGCCACGCGAGGACCCACCGATTCCGGCCGACGTGCTCGAGCGTCGGGTCCTGCCCCCCGCCGAGGGACGCGCTCCCGGTCCGCCGGCCCCTCGCGTCGTAGGAGGCCGCCCGGACCCGCCACCCGCCGGCCGGGTCGGTCTCCTGCCACGCGAGGAGGAGCCCGCCTCGAGAGCCCGCCCGCAGGATCGGCCACGTCTGGTCGCCCGGGTCCTCCCACGGCTCGAGCCACGGGAAGGGCTGCCCGACCGGGGCCATCGTGTCGGGGTCGACGCGTCGGCCCCACAAGTTCGGGCCGCCCGCTCCGGCGTGGCGACGGAAGGCCGTCCAGATGCCGACGCGGTTCCTGCAGACGGTCGTCCAGTTGTGCGAGTTACCGTCCGGCGAGCTCAGGACGACGACGTCGCCCTCGCGCCCGCCCGGCCCGACGGCTGCGAGCACCGCGCACTCGCCCCACCCCATCGTCGCGCCGACAAGCCCGTCGTTGAGGTCCGGCTGCCAGTCGGTGTCGACGTGCTCCGGGAAGACGTCGAACGCCGGCAGGGAGAGGTCGGCCGCGCGCGCGTAGACCCTCATCCCGTTGTTCGGCTGGTAGCGCCACGACCACGACGCGAGCTCGCCGCGCGCGACGACGTCGTCCTCGATGATCCCGCCGCCGGCGCCGGCGTACTGGCGGGTCGAGCCGAGGGCGAGGGTCCCGTCGGGGCGCGGCGACATCGGCTGGAGCCACGTCCGGTTCGAGCCGCTGTAGTAGAGGCCGGCGTCGCTCCACGCGGGGCAGAGGTCGCCGGTGTGCGCGGGCGTCGCGCTGGACTCGGGGCCGAGGGGAACGAGCGCGGCCTGCGCCGCGATGAGGAGGGCGAGCGAGAAGTTCGTCGTGATCATGGACGCCGACGCTATCGAAGGGCGGCAGGTCGCGCCAGTCGCGACGGGAAAGCTAGACGCCGTCCTCCCCCGCGCGGATGGTGTCGGCGAGGCACCGTGAATGCACGTTGCCACGCGACCCCCTCGGGACGACGTGGTGGCCGCCCTCTACGGGATACCCGTACCGACATCCCTGGCACTCACCATGCTCTTCGTGAAGGTATCGGTCGAGATCCCCGATCGTTGCTAGGTAGCTCGCCCCCTTCGATTCACACCACGCTCGGAACCGCTCCCGCTCCTCCTGGCGGGCGCGGGCGAGGGCGTGTCGAATGTGATCCTCAAGCAGCATCGGCGGGTCGTCGCTGTGCTCGATGGTCTCGCGCAGGAAGTTCTCGCGCTCACCTACGGCCTCTATCGCCACATCCCGCAGCGCGGCGGCGACGGCAGGGCGGCGTTCGGCGGGGCACCCGGGATTGTGGAGGCCGCGAGGATTCGCCACCTCCGACTCGTAGCAGAACACGTTGCTGCACGGCAGCAGGTCGGCGGCCTTCTCGGTGTAGTCGGTCATGGCTTCTCCCCGAACTCGAACACTTCCTGTGCAAGCCGCTTCGCCGCGATCTCGCAGTAGCGCTCCTCGATTTCGATGCCGATGGCTTTGCGGCCGAGATCCTTGGCGGCGCGGAGGGTTGTACCGGAGCCCATGAAGGGGTCGAGGATGGTATCCGAGTCCTTGCTCGTCAGCCGTACGAGCCACTCCATCCATGGGAGGGGCTTGGGGCAGGGGTGGTCTACCCGCGCAGCCAGAGCCACGCTCTGGATCGCCGTTGGGGTCGTCGCGCCGAGGTGAAGATTAGGCGCCGAACCGTAAAGCAGGACGGGCAGGAAGTTCTTGAACCCCCAGGACGTGCGGCCAGCGGCTGCTGGGCAGAACACGCCGCCGATAGCGTCGGGCTTTTCCTGCTCGTGAATGTGCGGACCGGAGAAGATGCCAGCCCGCGCCGTCATTCGCGTCGCCGTGCGGATGATCGGCAGGACGTGCGACACGAAGTTCTGGTATGTGTCGTCGAATGATGCATAGCCATCCCGGACCAGTCCGTGCGAGCCCCCCGAGCCCTTGGTCGCCCCCAGATTCACGCCGTAGGGGGGGTCCGTTACGAGTACGGCATCCTCGCGCCCTCGCTCATACCAACCGAAGCCACAGAGAACCTCGGCGGCGTCCCCGTGATAGATCGTCACCCCTGCGTGTTCGTAGTACGGCTCGGGCCCGCTCATCCTCGCTCCTCCGTGGCGGCCCGGCGGGCGGCGCGATACCCGGTCCACCGACACCGGGGGCACTTCGGCATCGACAGCGGCTCGCCGCAGACAGGGCAGAGCCGAAAACCGTATCTCATCACTCCCCCTCCCGGCCCGCGAGGGCGCGCAGCCGCGCGACGACACCGGACCACACGCGCACCCTCTCCATGTCGCCAGTGACGCTCGGGTGCAGCGCGAGGCATTCAGCGGCCAATCCGCGCGCCTCGGATAGCGCCCCGCGCACGCGCTCCAGCTCGGCGCGGGCTTCGTCGCGCTCGGCCTCCGCGCGCGCCAGCTCGTCGCGGATCTTGCGCGATGTAGGAAAGTCCTCGCCGGGCTCGCCCGCGTACCCGCAGTCGCCGCAGCGCATCGAGCCGAAGTCGTCCTCGTAGCTGATCTCCTGTGCGTTGTACGACTTGCACTCGGGGCAAACGTACTCGTCGTCGAAGGCGGCGAGGTCGGACCGCACGCGCTCCAGCTCGTCAGTCAGCCAGCGGAGGTCCGCAGGGGCGTGGGCGATCAGCTCTCGGTCAAGTGGGGCCCTGGGGGCGCAGACGGAGTGGCCGTCACGATCGTAGATCTTCCCGTCGACGACGGTCCACTCATCATCGGGCTCCAAGTACTCCAGCCGCTCGCGGATCTCCGCGATGCGGGCGGCGGGGTTGGGGGGGGTCATGCCTGGATCCTCCCGTGCGCCAAGATCGAATCGACCATCCAGTCGTACCCGCAGAACCCGGCCGACACCCGCCGTAGCTTCCGGGCTGCTTCGCCAGTGACGGTGAACGTGCGGACGCGCGCGCCCCAACCGTCCCCGAAGTCATAGTAGAAGCTCGTGTCCGCGATCTCCTCCTTGCGGGTGCGACGGACCAAGACGTACCGCTTGTCCTCGCCGCTCCACTTGCCGTTCCAGGAGTTGCGGGAAGGCATCGACAGCTCGAAGGCGACGAGCCGGTACTTGGGTTTGGTTGCAGTCATCACCGATTCCTCCGTCTCGCGGCCTTCGCCACGTTGTTGCACAGCGCGTCCATGAGTGTTTTCGGCTTGGGGTCCTCCCCCGCGCCGCTCGCGCGGGCCGCGTACTCTTCTGGCGTCATAGTAGGCGGCAACCCAAACACCTCGCGGAAGTCCTTGAGCGTGCCCCAGGGGTCGATGCCGATAGAGCTGACCACGTCTTCGCTCAACCCTCCGCCATCGAACGGGAGTCGTAGCAACATCGAGTCCAGGTGCTCGGCCGCCGCCCGCAGCCGCTCCACTTCGGCCTGGAGGCGATCCGTGTCATCCCGGACCCGGCGGCTGGTCGGGAAGTCCTCCCCGGGCTCGCCTGCGTAGTCGCAGTCCAGACAGCGCATCGACCCGAAGTCGTCCTCGTACGCGATGTCCACGACGTCGTAGGACTTGCACTCGGGACAGACAAACTCCTCGTCGAATTGCGCGAGGTCTCGCTCCGCACGCTCCGCCTGCTCACGCGCCTCGTCCCGCTCCCGCTCCAGCCGCTCGCGCTCGTCGAGCAGTCCGGACAGCGCGTCCGCCTCGTAGCACCAATCCTCGGGCGTGTTCCCGCCCCAGGTTGCGCGGATCCGATCCATCGAGCGGGCCTCCATCGCCTTGCCAAGCTGGGCTAGGCCGCGGCGAAGGATCCTCTCGGTTACCTTCACGCGCTCACGCTCCAGGCGCAGATCCTCCAGCTCGGCGCGGACGGCGGCGAACACCTGGGGGACCCACTGGAATTTCGGCGGGCCCTCCACGAGCTTGTCCAGCCACGTCTCATACCCCTCCGGCGGCGCGGGGCGGTCAGTGGGCATCGGGGGCCTCCCCCTCCACTTCGTCGCCGGCGTACCCGTACACCGGACGAACGGCGTACAACCCCTCGTCCCCGAGCCGTCGAAACCCGTCGACCGTGAACATCTCCCGGCCGAGACGGAGCGCCTCGGCCTCCGCGCCCCGGATCGTCCGCCAGTCCGGCCCCCGAGGACCCACGACGACCCACGCGATCGGGGACGCGCTGCACTCGTTCTTCTCGCTCTTCGCTTCCATGCCCGAACCCTACCCCGCCCCCTGCGATCCCGCGACCCTACCGATTCCCGAAATATCGGGCCGGGGCCCTGGCGGGCTCCGCGGGGGAGGGAGTACGATTTCGTGCGATGCCGATGGCGGAACTCTCGCCAGGGTTCGGGGCGGCCGCCCCCATGCCTGGGGTC